GTTTTTCTGCACTGGCGTCGATCATGCCCAGCACGTTGCCAAGGCATTGCGCGACCAGGGCATCGCGGCAGACTGTGTGACCGGCGAGACTCCAAAGAAGCAGCGCGAAGAAATGCTCAGGGCATTCAAGGCCGGTGAACTGCGGGCACTCACCAACGCCAATGTGCTGACCACTGGCTTCGATTACCCTGACATTGACCTGGTTGCCATGCTGCGGCCAACGATGTCGCCCGGGCTTTATGTGCAGATGGCTGGCCGTGGCCTGCGACCCAAGTCACACACCGACCATTGCCTGGTGCTGGACTTTGCCGGGGTGGTCGCAACGCATGGGCCAATCACCGCTGTGCAGCCGCCGAAAAAGGGTGGCGAGGGCAATGGCGAAGCGCCAGTGAAGGTGTGCGACAACTGCGGTGAACTTTGCGCGATCTCGGTGTCTGTATGCCCCGCCTGCGGTACAGACTTCCCAGCGCCAGAGGTGAGCAAGATGATGCTGCGCAACGACGACATCATGGGCTTGGAAGGCACCGATCTGGAAGTCACCGCCTGGAGCTGGCGCAGGCACACCAGCAGGGCGAGCGGCAAAGACATGCTGGCCGTGACCTATTACGGCGCTCTGAGCGATACGCCAATCACTGAGTACCTTACGGTGCTTCATGATGGTTATGCAGCCGATAAGGCCATGCGCTTATTGCTGACAATGGCGAATTCTGGCGGCGTTTCGCTTGTCGGGATTGAGGGGCTTGAGGCCATCGCCGACAAGATGAATAGCGCCCAGGCACCAAGCCTGGTTGAGTTCAAAAAGGACGGGAAGTTTTACCGTGTAATCAAAAGGAGTTGGGAATGAGACATCCAGAGCCAGATAGTGTGACAAATTTCAAAAGGATGGTAGCTATTGGCCCGCCAAGATGCTGCCATACCTGTGAGTTCTATGATGTCAATGGAACCTGCGTTGTGTTCTTCATGGAGCCGCCAAAAGAGTTCGCGGAAACGCATGGTGAGTGTGGCGACTACGAAAGAGAGGTGCCATTTTGATCCCCTCAGAACACTTTGAACAAGCCGTGGTCGTGCAGTGGTTCAGACGCACCTACCCAGGCGTCCTGATCCACTCAATCCCCAATGGCGGGGCCAGGAGCATAACGACCGCTGTGGCCCTGAAGGTGGAAGGCACCGTCAAGGGAATCCCAGATCTTTTTGTGCCAGCCTGGCGACTCTGGATCGAGATGAAACGAGTCAAGGGTGGCGTCTTGAGTCCAGAGCAGAAAGAAATTATTGCGTACCTAGAACGTGTGAAATACTGTGTTATAGTGGGAAAAGGTGCTGAGGATGCAAAGCAGCAAATCATCGCCTACCACTCAACTTTATAGGACAAAACAATGGCAATTCGCATTTATGTTGTCACCGACAACGAAACCAAAAACCAGCGCCTGATTCGCGCTGCCAATCGCGCTGAAGCTGTACGCTTTGCTTCTCGCACTCGATTCAGCGTCGAGGCCGCAAGCCAAGATGACCTGGTTGCCCTGCTTCCAAACGGTGTGAAGATTGAAGTCTCCAAGACCGATATGGACACCAAACCTTTGCTTGAAGATGAAGCCACTTCAGCCGTCTAAGGAAGTGAAAGAGCGGTTCATGACGATACGGTTGCCCGTGTCTGTCATGGATCAGCTCAAGGTGAGAGCCGAAGCAAACACCCGAACGGTGTCTGGCCAGGCTCTGCTGTACATCAAGCAAGGTCTTTCACAAAAGTCTTGATGTAACGCCTTCAAAATTAGATCACTTCTTGTGGTCTTTTTTTGACTCAAGTGTTGAAACGTGTTTTTTTGTGTGTTAGGATCACAGCATGACTTCAAAATTCTTTGGCTACTCTTTCATCGTTCTCGCCCTGTACGGTTTTGTGTCTCACGCAGACCACCAGGATGAGATACAACAGGAAGCCGACTACTGTTCAATGGTGGCTCTGTGGAAAGCAGACGCATTGAAAAAGATTCCCAAACGGGCCAGGGCAGGTTGGCCCCCATTCAAACCGGAGATCACATGCGAGTAATCAAATGGATGGCGTCTTATTTCGCCGCCTTGTTTAGCCTGGTGGTAGCTGTGGGCCTGCTTGGCTTCACCTTTGGTGCGTGCTTTGGCGCTGCGACCTACGCTTTCAAACTGGCCTTTAACACATTGGGTGGATCATGACCTGGCCCTTCCCACCTTTCCCCACACCGATACCCGTGCAGACCGCACCGGAAAAGTTCAACCCCGACAACTACGAGGAGTCACCATTTTGAAACTAGACCACGGCAACCCCAATCTGATGAAAAAAGCAGCAACCCGCGTTAACCCGCACTCAAGCTCTTTGTCGTCATTTGTTTCCACCAGCGGAAGCAAGGAGCAAGCAAAGTACCGCACTGGCTTTGTGCCATCAGTCAAAGACCCAAAAGCTGTACCGGCGCCCGCAATGAACCTCTGGGAATATCCGGTTTATGTGTCACCAAAGAACGAGTACGTGCGCGCCGGTGCCGATGACCATTTGAAGTTCAAGAGCGTTGGGAATCGGACATGAAAACTTGCATCAAATGCGGTAGCCATGCCTTCAACCTATACGCAGAAGAAATTGACCAAGGTGGCTTGTGTGATGTGCATTACTGGCAAGGCAGAGCGCACAGAGCAGAAGTCTTGGCACAGCCAGAGCAGGAGCCGGTTGGCGAATTTAAGCAATCGCCCCATGTAAATTACCCGACCTTAGTTTGGAACAACGGATATGTTGCCAAGTTTGGCGACAAACTCTACACCACCCCACCCAAGCGCCAGCCGCTGACGGATGATGAAATAAACAAATGCGATATGTGCGGCTATGTTGGAAAAGACAAAGACAGCATAGGTCAATGTCCAAAATGTCGATGGGATGAGTTACGCCCACTAGTAGAAAAGGCGCGTCAAAAGCCTTTAACGGATGACCAGATTTACGACATGTATAACGAGCCTAGAAGTGATGCCGAGATGCTTGAGTTTGCCCGAGCCATCGAAGCCGCCCTCGGCATTAAGGAGTAACACATGAAAGAAGCATTGAAGCTGGCGCTTGAGGCGCTGGAGCATTTACAGCCAACAGCACTGACAAGTTTCTACACGATTGGCGACCGGGACAAAGCCATGACCGCCATCAAAGAAGCCTTGGCACAGCCAGAGCAGGAGCAAAAACCTGTGGCGTTTGTCAAAGGATGCAATAGGGGGCAATGGGAAATATTCCCTGCAGAGGCTCACCAGATATTTGGAATTGAACAACCTCTCTACACCACCCCACCAAAGCGCCCGTGGGGAGGGCTGACTGATGAGTTCTGCATTACAAACATGTTTGATATGGGGCACTACAGTTTGCAAATCGTGTTTAAGTCGCGCAAGAACGCTGACGAGTTCAAAGCCTCCTTGAAGGAGAAGAACACATGACCCGCGTAGAAGCCTTGGAGATTATCAAACTGCTGTCGGCGCTTGAGTCGTGGTCGTTCTCGTTGAAGGAGCGACTGCCCACCTACCTGATCGACCAGATAGCTGCATCAATTGAAGTACTAGAGAAGGAGGTGTTGAAATGAACGAACGAGACAAAGAGCTTGCTATGCAGGCGGGGTTTAATCCTTTTGACACCGAGTGCTACGAAGGACTTGATGGACTTATCGACCTCATCCGTGCCGACGAGCGTGAGGCGCTAATCCGCTATTTTGATGGTCACTGGCGCAGCGACTGGTCTGACGGCCAAATCATAGAAGCACTCGAAGCAAGGGTGAACACATGAAGCGTTTACCAAAAGGTACAAAGGCGCAAATTATGGGAACGCGCTTGTTTCAAACAATGTACACGGCAGATCAAACTCAAACTCAAGGAGAGCACATGACCAAAAAAAATCAAATTGTTGCGTATATCATGATTACGCCTTTTGTAGTTTCAGCGTCTGCTGAGTTTTTGCCCCGCTGGATAAGTGCGCCCATCGCGGTGCTTGGGACAATGATTTGGCTGGGTGCTTTACTTATGCTATCGGACGAAACACATGACTGACTACCTAGCCGGTGGCGCTGAGTTCATGTACCCACACGCTGGCGACCCGCCTGCCCCTGAGAATGTAAAGGTGCTGCTGCTTACCCGTGGCGGCGTCTGTACTACCGGCCACTGGCACCGTGACTGGTGCCTGGGCTGGCTACCACTGCCCAAACGAAACATGAAAAAGGAAGATCAAAAGTGAAGAAGTCCAACCAAACCCCGCTGCGCTCCGTACTGAGAATGTGCGATGACGGGCTTACCGTGGCCCAATTAGCCAACCTGACCGGCTTAGATGTGGATGGCATCAACCGGTCTTTAAAGTGCATGCCAGATGCCTACATCGACCGCTGGGAAACTAGTGAGCGTAGGAAATATTTAAGCGCCGTTTGGTGTGTCGTTGTTCCACCAGAGAATTGCCCTAAACCAGAAAGGAAAAAATGATGATTCCATCTCCATCAGGAACCGAATTGGCTGTTTGCAACGATATTGCCAGCCGCCAGCAAATGGGAAGATTGAAATATGGCACCACCGTATCTGAGAACGCTTTATCCAAAGCCCAATGGCGACAGCATCTGTACGAAGAACTTTTGGATGCCGTGATCTACCTCAAGCGCGAGATGCAAGAGGAGCACCGTTGGATGGACGATCAGAAGTGACGGGTTCCAGCTTTGTCAATTATCAAAGCCTGACGGCGGGGTGGATGATTGGCATGGCTGGGAACGCTTATATGCACCCAGGAATCGAATTCGCGGATGATCTGGTCGTAGGGTAGCCCAGAGGCCACCAAGACGCGTACAACCTCATCTGGAGTCATTCCTGGCACCTTGAAGTCGGCTGCGCACCCAAGGCGATGCTGGCTGGTGTCTTTGGAACCTACGGCGTCGTTGACCGCTTTGGATCTGAAGGCGCTGTTTATCATGATGGGGCGCATGTCGAGCATGAACTTGACCCGCTCCAACAATTCCGCCAGGCGCAGCAGATTGGCTTTTTCCTCATCATTAGGCGTGTTGTCAAACTGCCGGTGCTGGGTGGCCGTCAGTTCGGCGAGTGTGAAGTGAGGTGTCATTTCAGGCCGCCTTTCAAAGCATCAGTTTTGTCCTTGCTGGATTTGCTTGATCCGTAGAAGAAGCTGATGATGGTTGCCACGGCTGTCCCAAGCAAGAAGCCCAGAATGATGTTGCCAAAGTCCTTGCCGCTGGATGGCACCGTGCCAAACGTGATGGCAAAGAAGTACGCCATTGAGCCGACAGACCAGAACCAGGCGAAGTTGTAGATGAAGTGCTTGGCGTACTTGTCCTCCTGGTTCAGCGCGACCTCCTGCATGTGGCGGGCCGAGTCACGATCCTGGTTCTCAAGCTCGAACTGGCGCAGGTCTAGTTCAGCGAGTTTTTGTGCTGCTTGGGGATCGCCCGCGATAGCCTTTGCCACTGCGTCCACAGAGTCTGCAACGCCGAATTTGTCAGCGATAACAGAAATCGCAAGACCACCGAGAGGCCCACCAACAGCAGTAGCCACGGCAGGAGCAATACCTTTGAGAAGGTTGAGTAGAGTTTCCATATCATCTCCGCCT